AGTAGTGACGACAGCACGAAAGTTGCAACCACTGCCTTTGTTAAGGCTCAAAATTATCTCACTGGAAACCAAAATATCTCCTTCACTGGTGATGCCACTGGATCCGGCACCACTTCCGTTACGTTAACACTTGCAAATACTGGCATTTCTGCTGCCACTTATACCAAAGTCACCGTTAATACAAAAGGACTTGTCACTGCTGGCGCTTCGCTTGAAGCCAGTGATATTCCTACTCTTTCGGCATCGAAAATTAGTGACTTTGACACGCAAGTACGGACCAATCGTTTAGATCAGCTTGCATCGCCAACTGGCTCTGTAAGTTTAAACAGTCAAAAAATTACAAATCTTGCCGATCCAACCAGTGCTCAAGATGCTGCAACTAAAGCATACGTTGACGCTAGCAAGCAAGGACTTGATGTAAAAGATAGTTGCCGCGTTGCCACTACTGCCAATATTACGCTTTCTGGCACGCAAACCATTGATGGGATTAGCCTTTCTGCTGGACAGCGAGTGTTGGTTAAAAACCAAAGCACTGCCTCTGAGAATGGCATCTATGTAGTGGTATCTGGTGGCTCGTGGACTCGCGCCACTGACGCCGACAGCTCTACCAAGGTTACGGCTGGCATGTTTGTCTTCGTTGAAGAGGGCACGACCAATGCTGATAGTGGCTGGGTATTGACCACTGATGGAACCATCACTCTTGACAGCACGAGCCTGTCCTTCACTCAATTCTCTGGTGCCGGTCAAATTACTGCAGGTGCTGGCCTTACAAAAACTGGCAACACTATTGATGCTGTTGGCACGGCAGATCGCATCACTGTTAATGCCGATTCCATTGACATTGCTTCCACCTATGCAGGCCAAGCAACAATTACAACGCTTGGCACTATCACCAATGGCACGTGGAACGGCACAACTATTGCCATTGCCAATGGGGGCACTGGGGCCACGTCTGCTTCTGGGGCGCGTACAAATCTTGGCTTGGTCATTGGCACGGACGTGCAGGCTTATGACGCTGATCTGGCAGCATTAGCTGGTCTTACAAGCGCAGCAGATAAGCTTCCATACTTTACTGGCTCTGCCACGGCTGCATTGACTGATTTTTCAAGCTATGCTCGCACTTTACTGGACGATACAAGCGCTAGTGCTGCAAGAACCACTCTTGGTCTTGGAACAATTGCGACGCAAGATTCCAATAATGTTTCTATTACTGGCGGTTCCATCGATGGAATCACCATTGATGGCGGAACTTTCTAATGGCTAGTGTAATTCGTTTACGGCGTGGCACCACTGTTCCAAGTGGTGCAGATTTTGTTGTTGGAGAACCAGCGTGGGATAAAAGTGCCGGTAAACTATATATTAAAAATGAAGCCGGAAGCATGGTCTTGATTAATCCTGGCAATGCTGATTATGGACTGCTAGACGGCGCCGTAGATGGTTCTTTTGACTATGGGAGCTTGGTCTAATGGCCACTCAAATTCAACTTAGACGAGGAACAACTGCCCAGCACAGCGGCTTTACTGGTGCCGTTGCTGAAATCACTGTTGATACTGACAAAGATGTGGTGGTGGTGCATGATGGCGCCACTGCTGGCGGCTTTCCATTGTTGAAAGAAGCTGCTGTTGGTACAACTGTTCAAGCGTATGATGCCAACACCGCCAAAACAAATGTTGCTCAAACATTTAGCGCTGCCCAGCGTGGAGGCATTGTCACATTAGTTGATGGAGCAAGTATCACGCCCGATTTTTCACTTGGCAATAATTTTTTAATCACCATCTCTGGAAATCGCACATTGGCCAATCCCACCAATGCTGCGTCGGGACAAACTGGCACGATCATTATTAAACAAGATTCGACGGGGAGTAGAACAATGTCCTATGGAAATGCGTTCAAATTTGCAGGAGGCACTGCCCCCACTCTTTCCACTGCATCGGGAAAGACGGATGTATTGGCTTATTTTTGTGAAAGTAGTTCACGTATTAACGCTTCTTTAATTAAAGATTTAAGCTAATTAATCTTGGCTACGATAAAGAAAATTATTTTCTTTTGTCATGGGCCAGATTAGAACCGGCGGCGAACAGTTTGAAACCCACATTCAGGCTGATTGGCGCGGACAGCTTTTACAGACGGGTCCAGATAGTGGTGTTGTAGACGCATTCGGCAGGGCGCGTGTTAGCGCTCCTTATACGCTGTTTGATAGCACAATGCGCTACGACAAGCGTCCTGATCAATGGTTTGACAAAATTACAGGCGATGGCACGTCCACATTTTTAACCAATCAAAGCAGTGTGGCGATGACCACTACTACTGCTTCTGGCGACACTGTACTGCGCAGGACAAAGCAAAACTTTCCATATCAAGCCGGTAAGAGCATGATGGTTCTGCAAAGTTTTACAGGCACCACTCCCACTGCTGGATTAATTCAAGAAGTGGGCCTGTTTAATGATTACAACGGTGTGATGGTTAGGACAAGTGGAACAACCGTTCAATTTGTCATTAGAAATTACTCTTCCGGAAGCATTGTTGAAGACGTAGTAAATCAGGCTGATTGGAACTTAAATACGCTTTCCGATTTGGATTTTTCTAAAGCACAAATCTTTACTGCGGATCTTGAATGGCTTGGAGTAGGAAGAGTGCGTTGCGGGTTTGTGATTAATGGAGAAATTATTTATTGCCATGAATTTAATCATTACAATGCGCTCACTTCTGTTTATATGACAACTGCTATTTTGCCTTTGTCTTATCGCATTCATAATGCATCAGCTCAAGCGTCCGGTCATACTTTGAAGCATATTTGTTGCAGCATTTTAAGTGAAGGTGGGTATGAGCCAGATGGAGCAATTTATTCTGTTGCTCATGATCTTAATTCCGTTCCCAATACATCTGGGGAACGCATCACTGCTGGCATTCGTATGGCAAGTGGCCGAACTGATAATGTTATTTTGCCAGTAAGAATTTCAACAACCACTGCATCAAACGATGTAATTTTATGGCGCTTGCGTCTCAATCCGACCATTAGCGGAGAATCATGGCAACCGGCTGACAATGGCAGGGGCAATGTTGAAACGATTAGCGGAGGCACTGCAAGTGGAGGCACAGTGGTCGACTCTGGCTTTGTGTCGCAAGGAAGCGCTAACAACTATGCCATTGCGGAAGCCATTCGTTTGTCTTTAGGACAAAATGCTTCAGGAGAAAGCGACACGCTTATTCTCACTGTTGACAGCAGTGTTAACGCTAAAGCTCTTGGGATGATTGGCTGGGTGGAAGTGGTATGAGTTACGCTAATCTTGTTTTGCTTTAATCAAACGCTTATGGACACCGAACTGTGGCCCGATAAATGGTATGAGGAAAAAATTGAAATGATCTCAGAAGCTCTGCAAGAGCTTCTTGCAGATGGCGATGCAGCCAAGGCTCGGCAAGGGCTAATTGACGCTATCGCTTCATGGACGAATTATCACGAAGAAGAACTGGCTAAGTGGAACCAGCTTAAGAGTCTTCTGAGTTTGTGAGCTGATAAGTAATCCGAAGCTCTCCCCCAAGGGCCTTCACGGCCTCGCTGGCGTCCGCTGGCGGGGCTTTTTCAATCATGACAGACGGCACAATGGCATCTGGCAAGGGGGTAACAATGGCATCAGGAAAAAGCTCTTGGGCTTTTTGAGTAAGGGCATTTGCTCTTGTTTCTCTTTCTTCTTTTTCCCATTGTTTTACTAATACTGCTGCTTGCTCATCCACTTTCTCCATAACAATTTTTGTTTTCCACTCTGCCCAATCTGGCCGACAATAAGCCATAAGCATTTTGAACCATGGCTGAAAAGCAAGAGAGGGCCGTTTTGTGACGGCCCATAATCCTGCTTCATAGCACAAAGCATTAAACCAACTTTGGCCGCTCATCCTTCTTGATAGACGCTTACAAAAACAGTACCAGTTTTAGTGAGAGGTAAAATGCGATCACGAAGATCAATGTTGTGACAACGAACACAACCATGAGTGGGGAAGAGAGGTTGCTTGGGCGCCCATGCCCCAGGCCAGCCGCATGCACTGCCCCCGCCATGAATCATGATCCCGGCCCGACCATTGCCAGCTTCTTGATTTTCCAGCTCGACTAAATCAAAGCTGTACCAGCCATAAGCCATGAGCGTGCGATCATAAGCAGGCTTGTTTCCTTTTTTCTCATAGTCTTTATAAATGGCACCAATTTTATAAAGCCCAGGAGGTGTGTCTGAATTTTGTAGTTTAAATTCATTGTCAGAGTATTGTCCGCGAGCAAGACATGGCACTTCCCATAAAAATTCGCCTTCAAAATTGAAGGCTTTCATTGTTTCGCTAATGTCATTAACAATGAGATGAGAGTCTCCCTTTTTAAAACCAAATTGCTGAGGCTTTTTCTTTGGACCAATCATAATAATTTGCGTAGATTCAGGAGCATATTCTTTCATTAGCTTAGAAAGCTTTATCGGATAGTCAGGATCAGTGGCATAATGCTGCTCTTTTAATGCGCGGGCCGCTGCATAACGATTGGGCGCGTTGTTAATGCCTTTGAAATGACGATAGTCTTTGTACCAGCGAGTGACAAGATAATCAATGCACGAAGCAAGACTGGGAAAATCAATGAAGCCAGCTTTAATGGTCACCCACTGGCCGTCATACCATTCCTGAGTGGTTGTGGCAGTGCCAGGTCCTTTTAAGCCGAGATAATTATTTTTGCCGCTTGTATGCTTGCCAAAGCCACTTTCTAAGCAGCACTGTGCTGCGACAAGCTCAGGAAACCGAGCGCCGCAACGTCGGGCCGTCTGGAAGCATTCATCCCAGAACGCCCTATTGTTAGCCCACATGGCTAAGCCTCAGCTCTTCACACGGAAGACAGTCTTCAATCCTTCCATAAGGAGTTGAAGAACGTTGTTACTTTTCCAAGGAGAACGATCAAGGATTTGATCAGCAGCAGCAATCAAAATGCCACCAATAACAAACCATTCAGCTCCGCCCATTTTTAATCAAGCGAATTTATATCTTTAGCTTAGCGACGAATTTCAAGAAAACGCACTCTGCTTTCAAGAGCCGTTAAATTCTCAGTGAGAGTGTCTAGTTTTTCTGTGATGCTTTCTATTTGCGTGGCCACTTTCACTTGTTGATGGCCCACAGTAATCAACATGCCACCAGTAGCCAATAGCATACCGGCGGTCAATGTGGCAACAAAATTAGCAAAACCTTCTTGAAAAGAGTTCATTGGAGGCTTGTCATTTGTTTATTATAAGCATTCTCAGCGTGGCAAATTTAATGGTTAGATTGGTGGCAAGAAAATTAAATATGCGCCATGCTAATTGCGAATGGTCCCGATGAGCTGCTACATTCTCTCATTGAACTTCGCCCTGGAGATGCACGACGCCGATTTAGAAAAAGTATTTTTGAAGACTATCCGCTGAAAGGACCGTTTGGGCAATGTGCCTGCGCCTACTGCGGAAAATGGAATGAAAAACTTACTTTAGATCACATTGTTCCCAAAAGCAAGGGTGGTCCGCATTTTGCAAAATATAACTTAGTACCATCTTGCAAGAGCTGTAATCTCGATAAGGGAGCGGAGCCTATTTTTGAATGGTGGCGTCCTCAACAATTCTGGACTCAACAACGTGAAGAACTTCTCACTTCATGGGTGTACTGTCATAGTTATGTAAGTGCTCACACGTCATTGCAGGACATTGAAGCCTATGCAGAGCAACGCGGCCTCTATATTCCATCGCAAGAAAAAGCCCCCATTCTTGGGGGCTTTGCTTTAGGAACTATTTGTGCAGCTTAGTTGTCATGCACGGGCTCAAAAAAGGAAGACTGACCTGAAGGATAGTCAAAACGCAATCCTGGGATGATGTCAGGAGATGCAGCTCCAGGCATAGGGCAGAAGCCGTCCTTGCAATTGTTTTCAATGGCAGTGAGTGCTTCTTTCTCGCTTTCCATTTCTAATGCAAAAATAAGGGCTTTTAAATACCACTTAGCTTTCTTTAAATCTTCCAAGCCATTCTTGTTTTCATAACGCCAAACATATTTGATGACGTTGCCTTTAAGGAAGCCACGAAAAGCTTCAGGCGTCATGCAGGCTTCCAATGCCTCGATGGCTTCTACGCCGCCAGAACTGTAATGAAGAGGATTGTCCACGGGGTCAAACATTTGAGGGCAGTTTTCAGAAGGAGGAGTCATTGGTTTCAAAAGCGTCAAAAGCTTCCTTGAAAAGAGGGCGAGCTAGCAGGGACAGTGCCTGAGCATAAGCTTGAATTTCGCCTTGAGCATCAGATGGTGAGCGAAGGCTAATGAAATGCAGCAGAGCCTGCAGGCTACAGGTCCAAGTGAAAGAAGTATAGAGGGAAGTGGGCAGCACGCCACGGGCTTGCTCCTTGCTCACACCCAGTGCTAGGAGCGTCTGGTAGGCGCCTTTGGCGGCCTGCAAGCCCTTCGCGTATTCAATCATTGCTATGTCATGAGAGCGGCCTTCCAGGGGGCCGGCTGACGCTTGTTTATTGCTTTCGCTTTGCCTGCGAAATTCACGAGGCATGTAAAATTCTTCACTATCAGCTTCACAATATCTAAAGCTTTTTTCGTTCCAACCAAGTTGGTCATTGGCATACGTGCCACCAATCACATGCTTCCACCATTGGCGAGCAATGAACAGCGGAGCCTTCACTTGCCATTTCGTCACGACGCCACGAAACGGGCTGGTGTGCTGGTGCTTCACTAAATAGTTCAGGAGTTTTTGGTCTTTCTCCGACCATTCAGCGCTGCTTTGATCAAAAGATTGACGAGCATCGCAGACGATATCAAGAGAACTGCCCATCCAGTCAATAAGACGCACAAAGCTGATGCCATCGTTTAAAGGGTCAATGGAAGTACTAATAGCCATGAAACAGGGAAGCTGGTCGTAATCGCTGCAAGCTGATTGTAGGAGCAATCTTGGTTTCAGAATGCCAGATGACCACTGCTCGCTTCTTGCCATTATTAAAAACAAAACCAATCAATGTGCCAACAACGCTGGTCAGCATCCATCCTGCTGCTGTTGGCTGCACATTTATCACTTCCTCCCCAGGACGCCATTCATAGCCACGAGGAGTGCGTGGAAGCTGAAATGGACGGTGCTCCGTAGTCTTTATTACGGCTTTCTTTCCATCATCCACCTTGTAAACAAACTGTCTGCCATAGCCCCTCCTCGTTAGGCTAAAGCAAATGGTTTTGGAACAATGTCCACGCATTTCTCTATTCCAGTAGAGTTAAGCTATCAAGGCCGTCCGTACATTGCTGCCATGGGTCCATTTGAACGTAGTTTAGAAAGAGATTTTGCTTTGGCTGCTAATAAGCGTGCCATTGCAGAATGTTCTGACGTGGAGAAACTACGAGAAGTGGCAGTGAATTTGATGGAAGGCTGGTCCAATATGCAAGAAGCCGTTGCTTCTCTTGTTAAAGAAAATCTAGAGCTTCGGCAAGCCATGTCAATAAAAGACTGGGACTTGAAAGCAGCTAGTGAGCTTCTAGAGGAAGCTTCTACCGTAATTCAAGATGAATTGAAGCAGCGATCTTCGCAAGCCAAGCGGCGTCTTTGGCCGTTTGGCTAGTCAATAAGAACACTCGCCATCCTCCCATTGTGGCAAGATTAAACTTTCTGGCATCACGCTCGTAACCACTGCCAGTGACGTGACGGCCTCGATTGAAAGTGCCTCCTTGGATTTCAATGAGAGTACGGGATGGCAAGTGAGCGAAGTCAGCCCGATAACGCTTGGATCGTTTTGATTTTGCATAGCGCTCCTGAAAATCAGCTTCCCAGCTAGGCACATCACTAAATTCCCTAATCAATGAAAGATTGGGATAGTGAGCCTGCCACAGTCCGAGAAACTGATCTTCAAGAGCACTCACGCATCAGACGGCAGCGAAAGATACTTTAGCGCCTTGATTCTGATACTTTCCTTCGCCATAGGCTTTGCCTACGTTACTGGAAAGCTGCATGAACATAATTTGCACTATGCCTTCATTGGCATATATGCGAGCCGGAAAAGCCAAGGGATTGACAATACAAATAGTGAGAAACCCAGACCAACCAGGCTCAATTGGCGTAACGTTAATGATGGTGCCTTGACGTGCATACGTACTCTTTCCGTCGCAAATGCCCATTACGTTGTTGGGCATTGTGATGCGCTCAAGACTAACGCCTAATGCGTAGGAAAAAGGAGGCAGGATGAAGAAAGTGCTGCCCAGTTCTTCAATGGGCGTAGCTTCGTACATCATGCCCTCGTCAAAGCGCTTCACATCCAGCGCCTTGGCCTCCTGGTTGTTGTCGATGACCATGAAGCCCTTTGGGGACAGGCGCAAGTCGTAACCGGCGTGAGAAAGGCCATAGGACAGTGCCTTGGTGCCATTGTCAAGTTCACGGCGCTTCTCGCCAGTGAACGGGAAAATAATGTCGTTTTCAGCGAGGATGCTGATTTCTTTGTCGGAAAGAAGAGTCATTATTCGTGAAGAAAAAGAAAGGGCGGCATAAGCCGCCCCGTGACCACCAAAATGAAGCTCAGAACAAATCGTCAGAAGACGAGGAGCGGCTGCTGTTACCAGCGCCATTGCTTTCGTTTTTCCAAAAGCTGGAATAAGCCTTGGGGCTGTTGTCCATCTTGTTGACGGTCACTTGCCCCTTGAAATGTGGAGCAGTGTCCTTGTCACGCTTGTCGTTGTTCCACAGTGCCACGCGGAAACTGTAGTTTCCTT